CTCCCGCTTCCCCATCTCCTCAGTCGTCGGAGCGGATTGACCTTCGGCAGACCTCAGGTCAATCCGCAAGAGCAGATTCGGAAGATGGGGAGAAGACGAGGACGGCAGACTGTTGAGTACAACAGACTGCCTTGTCGTCCGGCGACCCTCCCCCTGCTTCCCCACCTCGTCTTTCGTCGGAGCGGATTGACCTTCGGCAGACCTCAGGTCAATCCGCAAGAACCGGAGATGATAAGAATCGGAGATAATAAGATTCGGAAAGCTCTGTACGTCAACGACTCCGCGCCAGTCGAACCGCCTCACGTCGGATAATAAGAGAAGAGATAATAAGAGAAGAGATGATAAGAACGGAAATGATGGGAGAGGAAAAGAAAAAAAGTTACCTTCGTCGCCTGCGGCCCTGGGCTTCCAGTCTCTTCTCACCCATCGCCCCCCCGCTGGAATTGACACCATCCTGACCAAAATCTGACCTAACCCTCGAAGGATCGCCCCGCACCCCCAACCACTCTCTAACCCCCACACTTGCGCAATCCCCAAATTTATGCTAAACTAACCATATTCCAACTAAATAAGCGCCAAAAGAGGGGGTGGAGCCCTATCCAGGCTTCGCCCCCTCTTCGTTTATCACGGGTAAAAGCGGGGTGGACCGCCTGGCGGCTCCACACGCTGGACGATCCACCCCGCCACCCACCATAGAAAGCGGCAAATGAATCTACGACAGACCTGTTACCGTATTGCCTTCACCGTCGCCCGAACCATCGCCTTACCACACCATCATGGCCACCAAACGCAAGTGCACCGGAACGTGCAAAAACGGGAAGCCGTGTGCAGCCTGGGCGGCTCCCGAGACGAACCCGCCCCGCTGCTGGAGACACCCGGTAACCAAGACAGCGCCGGTTAAAAAAAAGGTCGGGGCACCGAAGGGCAACCAGAACGCTGTAAAACACGGAGGCTACAGTGGCACTCTACCACCCGACCTCGACGCCCGAATCGCCGCACTCGACAGACGACTCCAGCACGTTGAAAACTACCTCGACATCAACGCAGATACACTAACGCCAGAGGAGTACATCAAGTTCGCCAACCTCCAGAGCCAGATCGCCAGTCGCCTCGGCCGGCTCATGCGAGGCCGCGCCAACGACGACGACGCTGCCACCAAAGCCGAGATCGATATCGACGCCGTTCTCCAGGTCCTCAGCACTAATTTCAACATTGACCTGACCGGCGAAAAAAAAGAATGAACTTATCTCGCACCTTAACACGTCTCATAAAAGCACTCACCCCCGACCAGCAGGTGATCCTATCCTGGCTGTCTGACATCTCCTCCTTTTCCACACTCGTCATCAAAAAGCCCTTGCGCTCCTACCAGCTCGAACCCGCCGCCGCCATCCTCGACTCTATCCTCAACCAGCGCGGCCTCACCTTCGCGGTGATGATGTCCCGCCAGGCCGGGAAAAACGAACTCAGCGGCCAGCTGGAAGCCTACCTCCTGAACCTCTTCCAGAAATCCGGCCAGATCGTCAAGGCCTCCCCCACCTTCAAGCCGCAGACAATCAACAGCATCCTCCGCCTGATCGACCGCCTCGACAACGACTGGAACCGCAAAAAGGCCCGCCGCCGCGAGGGCTACATCGTACAACTACGCCGTGCCCGATGCCTGTTCTTCTCTGCCGATCTCCACGCTAATGTGGTAGGCGCAACCGCCGACGTGCTCCTCGAATGCGACGAGGCCCAGGACGTGCGGGAGACGAAGTGGGCGAAGGACTTCGCACCGATGGGGGCCAGCACCAACGTCACGACCGTCCTCTACGGCACCGCCTGGACGAGCCAAACGTTCCTTGCCCGCACCATCACCGCTCTAAAGCGTCAAGAAGCCAGAGACGGCCGGCGCCGGGTATTCACCTACGACGCCGACCAGGTGGGTCTCGAGGTTCCCGCTTATGCCCGCTACGTGGCCGGCCAGGTCGAGCACCTCGGGCGCAACCATCCGCTGATCAAGACGCAGTACTTTTTAGAGGCAATCGACGCACAAGGCGGCTTGTTCACCAAGACCCGCCAGGCGCTGATGGCCGGAGATCACCCCCGCCGCCACGAACCCCAGGCAGGCAAACGGTACGCCCTCCTCCTGGACGTAGCCGGCGAGGACGAACAAGCCGGGGATCCACTCAGCCGCGCGATGCTCCAGAACCAGAAGCGTGACGCCACCGCCCTGACCGTGGTCGAAGTCGAAACAGAATTCGGCCGGCTGCCGAACTACCGCACCATAGACCGCCGTCTGTGGCTCGGCACCAAACACACCACGCTACACGGCCAACTGCTGGCTCTAGCCCGCCACTGGCACGCTCTCTGGATCGTGGTGGACGCCACCGGCATCGGCGCAGGTCTGGCATCGTTCCTGACCAAGGCTCTGGGCGAGAAGGTCATCCCGATTACCTTCTCCAGCAAGGTCAAATCCGATTTGGGATGGGATTTCCTGGGCATCGTAGAGACCGGCCGGTATCGTGACTACGCCGACGACCAGGAGCCAGACACCCGCCAGTTCTGGTACGAGGTCAAGAACTGCCAGTATGAAGTTTCGGACCGCCCCGGCCAGGCAATGAAATGGGGCAACTGGGAGACGCCGGCATACGACGGCTTGATCGCCAGAGGTCACGACGACCTGATCATCAGCGCCGCATTGACCGCCGTGCTGGATCGCCAGGAGTGGCCTGGGACCGGGGAGAGTGCAGTTGTCGAGCAGAGAGACGTGTTGGATGAAATTGACGAGGGAGAGTGGTGACGGTAGGAAGTAGGGAGTAGGGAGTAGGGAGTAAAGACCAATGATGCACAGCAGTAAAAAGGTCTACGCCGGTGAATTGGTTGGGCGAGGAGACCTCATCCGTGCCCTCATCGAACTCCTTCAGGTGCCTGAGCCCGAGCGAAACGACGACTGGCACAAAGCCGAGCGCCAGATTCGAGACACACTTAATGACATTCTCACCCACATTACCCAAGACCTAACCATACCCGCCTATCCAGTGGACAAAGCCAAATGACACACAACGACAAAAAGCCCTGCCCAGGTAGCAAAATTCGCTCAGGCGGCAAAGGGAAAGGGCAAGGCCACGGCAAAGGGAAAGGCCCTGTTGGGCAGCCAAAACCCTGACGATGACCGACCGTGAATTCTGGCTAGCAGTCCGACAGGCTTTCCTGACATTGGTTGACGCCATAGAGCGCGCCAGACTTGACTATGGCCAGCCCGACCCGATTACCAAACGGATCAGGCCAACGACCGGAGATCTACGCAAAGCGTGGAAAGACACCAACAGATAATAGCATAAAACAACCGAATAAAGGCATCCGATAGGAACGCCGCCAAATCTGATACGGCAGTTAAAAGCGCCGCCAGAGATGGCGGCTTTTTTGTTTTCAGGACCAACCCTATGCCAACCTTCCGCCAACGCATAGCCCAACGCCTCTTCGGCGACATCATAGGCCAAGCCGCGAAAGACGCTGCTGCAGCCGTCTCCATCCGCATCGACGACTCGCGCGGGTGGGATCAAATCGCAGGCAGCGCAGGGCCGGCCGACCGCACGTGGAGCGAGTACGCCACCGACCTCGAAGGCGCTCTGCAAGCCTGGCGCAAGAATTTCCTCATCCGGCGCATCGTCAACCTGTGCACCTCCTACGTCGTCGGTAACGGCATCACGGTCACCAGCAAAGACCCCGACGTAAATGAATTCATCCGCACCTTCTGGAATCATCCCAAGAACCATATCGCCCGACGTCTCGGCCCAATGTGCAATGAACTTACCCGGGCCGGCGAGTTGTTCCCCGTCCTGTTCACCAACAAAGTCGATGGGATGAGTTACCTCCGCTTCGTCCCTGCCTCTCAAATTCGCGACATAGAGACCGCTCAGGAAGACTACGAGACTGAACTTCGCTACGGACAGATCCAAAGGGATACTGTAGAAACCAAATGGTGGATTGGCCCAGACCACCCCACCGCCTACAAGCCCCGCTACCATAAATTAGCCCCCTTAATGCTCCACTTTGCAGTCAACCGCCCCATAGGCGCCACCAGGGGCGAGGGAGACCTCGGACCAATTCTGCCCTGGGCCAAGCGATACTCTGAGTGGTTGAAAGACCGCGTACGCCTAAACCGCCAGCGCACCCGCCAGGGCGTGTTCGACGTCGAGATACCCGACGACACCCTGGTCAAAGAAAAGCGCCAGCAACTACGCACAAAAAACCCCATCCAACACGGCATCTACGTCCACGGACCCGACGAAAAGACCGCCATGCACAACCTAGAGATCAAAGCCGACGACGTGAAAGACGACGGCCGGGCACTCCGCCTCGCCATCGCCACCGGCGCAAACACCGCTCCCCAGTATCTCGGAGAAGGCACCGCCACCAACTACGCAACTGCCAAAGAGATGGGGGAACCGGTCGCCCGCTTCTACACCGACCGCCAGAACGCCGTCCGCCGCTTCTTGATTGACCTGGTCACCGCCGCCTACCGCCGCCGCTGCGCCATTCTTAAGCAAACCGCTCCCGCCAACCTGCAACTCGTCACCTCCACAACTGAGGTTGCACGCGCCGACAATAAGACGCTCGCAGACGCTGCCCGTACCATCGTCCAGGCCCTGCGCGACATGCGCGAGGCCGGCTGGATAGACGACCCCACCGCTGTCCGCCTGGCCTTCAAGTTCGCCGGCGAAACCATCGGCGAGGACGAAATCAAACACATTCTGGCCCAGGCCCAGCCTACCACCAATGAGGAGTAAACCCCTATGGCTGATGATATTGTTCCTCAGAAAAACGTACCCACCCAAACAACGACAGGCCGCGTACTGCTCCAGCCCAGAACCATCGCCAACGTCAGCGGCCGGCGGGAATACGACTGCGTCTTCATGCGACCGGGGCGCGTCAAGCAAGCCGATCAGGAACCGTCTAACTGGCTCATTCCCGCCGACGTGATCCGCACCGCTCAACCGCTCTTCAACTCTGTCTCTTCCTACCTCGACCATCCAGAAATGTTTGGCTTCGGCTGGCACCAAAACCCGCAAGTTCGCAACCTGGCCGGCGTCACGTTCAACGCCCGCTGGTCAGACGTCCAGAATGCCATGGCCGGCTGCATCCGGCTCTACGACCAGGACCCGGATAGCCCAGGCGCCATCGCCGGTGCCTTGATGGACCAGATGCTAACCGACCAGGCAGCCGGCCTCGAGGTTCCACCGGTCGGCCTATCCGCAGTTATCTTCCAAGACACCGTCTTCGACGAGGAAGCCGGCCTCAGAGTAACCACCAACATCGCCCACATCGAAAGTGTTGATTTTGTCTACGACGCAGGTGCGGGAGGCTACGTTCGTGCCGCCCTCGCCGCCATACAGCCGCGCCGCCGTATCTGGCAAGCGGCAACCATAATCGGAGGTACAGAAATGCCCGACCAAGAACCACTCACCAATGCAACACCCGCCCCAGACGCGACGCCGCCTGCCAGCCTGCCTTCAGCCGACCCACCCATCCCGCTCGATAAGGCCCTGGCCGCGATCAACCGCGTCTCCGAGCGTGTAGAAGCGCTCGCCAGCCAGGTCGAGGAACTGAGCTCACCCGCCCCCGCCGACGACGAGCCCACACCCGACCCCGTAACCGCACAGATCGAGGCCCTCACCGCCCAGGTCGAGCGCCTTGCATCTGCCACCGCCGCCCGCGAGGAAGCCGACACCGTCAAGGGAATGGGCCAGCCGCCCCGCCTCTTCGGCGCACACACCGGCCTGGACCAGGTCACCGCCGCACTCCAGGCCATGGTGGACGGTGTTCGGCCTCCCGACGGCATCCAACCGCTAACCGGGATCCGCGAGTTGTACACGCTCATGTCCGGCGACTTCGAGATGAACGGGGTCTTCCAGGAAGACCGCGTCTACCTGGCCAACGTCACCGCTTCCACTATGGCGCAGATCACAGCCAACGTGCTCAACAAGCGCATCGTGAACCTGTTCCAGGAGTATCCCAAGTGGTGGGAACCGTTCGTCAGCATCGAGGACTTTGCCACGCTCCAGGACATCCGCTGGATCACGCTTGGAGGCGTACCAGAACTGCCCACAGTCGCCGCAGGAGCCGCTTACACGGAGCTCACGTGGGACGACCTGGCACAGCGCGACTCGTTCGTCAAGAAAGGTGGCTACCTTGGACTGACCATCGAGGCCATCGACAAGGACGACACTCGCAAACTCACCGCCGCACCCCGCGCACTCGCTCAAGCCGCCTGGCTGACACTCTCCAAGTCCATCTCGGAGATCTTCACCGCCAGTAGCGGCGTCGGCCCCGACATCTACTACGACGACAGCAACACCCGCGCTTTGTTTCACACCGACAACTCCAACCTGGGCAATACCGCTCTGAGTTGGGCCGCCTGGGACGCCACGCGCCTGGCGATGCGCCAGCAGACCGAGTTGAACTCAGACGAGCGTCTGGGCGCACTCACCGCACCCGCGTTCCTGCTCGTTCCGTCCGATCTGGAGACCAAGGCACTCCAGATCCTCGCCAGCGAAGGCGAACCCGGAACCGCAGACAACGACGAGAATCCATTCGCCCAGGGCGATGTCCACTCTGCCCGCATGCGCGCCGCCCGCCGCAAGGTCATCGTAGTGGACCTCTGGACCGAGACCGACCACTGGGCTGCCGTCGCCGATCCCAACCTGTGGCGCACAATCGGGTTGGGCTTCCGCTACGGCCGCACGCCCGAGATCTTCAGCGTAGCCGACCCCCGCGCCGGCCTGATGTTCACCAACGACACCATGCCCATCAAGGTCCGCTTCTTCTACGCCACGGGCCCTATGGACTACCGCGGTTTGTACAAGCATAACGTGTAAAGCAAAGGTTAAGGTTAAGGGTTAAGGTTAAGGCCAGAAAGCAGAACCTACTTAACCTTAGCCTCAACCTCAACCTCATTCAAACGGAGGCACCAAATGTTCAACATGTTCTCAGTAACCTTCGCCGTCGCCGGTTCTCTCACCGCCGACACGCTGTTCAACTTCATCGTCCCCTGCGCCTGTACTCTCCATAGCGTCAGCGCAGGCGCCGACAATGGCAGTACCGCCGTCCTCAACGTCGGTACTCACACCGATCCAGACGGCTACCTCGACGCCGTAGACTTCGGCGACAGCAACGTTCCCACCCTCTTCGATCTCGATGACTTCAACGGCGACCTGGTCAGCGATCAGGGCAACGACTACCCGCACATCGACAAAGACACCAACATCGAGGTTGGCATCGACGTGGACGGCAGCACGGACCCAGACGACCCCTGCGTCGTCCTCTGGTTCATGCAAGGATAGACCTTCGCGGAGGGGTAGCCACTCTACCTTCTCTCGAAGGTACCCTCCTTTTCACAGGGGGAGGCGGCCTTACCACCCGCCTCTCCCGAAAGGAATTGCTATGCTCAAAGAAGTAGACCAGAAAACACTACAAGCGGCCATCAAGGCGCTCAAAATTGACGTACCCATCTACAGCGCCATCAGAATGGAAGACGGCTCTATCCAAATCGCTACCCGCAACGGCATCCAGACTTGGAAGCCACCGACCAAGCGCAAGACGCAGACACCCCGGAAGACTTCCAGGGCCAAAGCACATACTTCCACAACCAAAGCGCAAACTTCCACAGGAGGCAAAAAATGAACCTCACCGAAAAACAAAAACAGTGGATTGCCTGGATCGCCATGGCACTCGTCATCACTCTCATCTCCACCTTCCTGGGTGTCAAATACCCTATTCCTCAGCCCCCACCCTTCCTACCTGACGACATTGCCATCCTCGGAACCACACACTTCACCAACATCTCAGTCGAAGACGCCGCAGTCACCGACGACCTGACCGTGACCGACGACGCCACTATCGGCGGCGACATGACCGTATCCGGAACCTCAACTTGGGGGTGCAGCGATACTACCATCAGCGGCGATCTCACCATCACCGGCACCGCAACCGCAGAGGACGCTATCATCACCGACACACTAGACGTGAACGGCGACATAGACCTCGACGGAGATGGCTTCGACGTCAACATCACCAGCAGCTTTTCCGTTGACGCAGACGCGGCCTCCAATATCAACGTCGCCGGCGCCGGCGTAACACTCACGCTCGAAAGCGAAGCAGGAACCATCATCATCAAGGGTGACGAGGCTGCTGCAGATGCAATCCACCTGGACGCCAACGACGCGGTCACCACAGGCATCGACATCGACGTCGGCTCTGTCAGTGGTCTAACCATCGACGGCGGAATGGTAGACATCGGCGGCGGCACTTGTGGAGTCGCAGACTCAGACAACGACGTCTGTATCGCCGGCGTCCTTGAGGTAGACGACGAATTTGAACTCGACGGCGCGCTGGATGCAGATAGCACGGCAAACATCGCCGGGGCTCTCACCCTACAAGCACTCCTGTATCCCAGCTTCGCCGACGAAACCATCACCGACGGCGAGACGCTAACACCCACCGTCACCATCTACAACCTCGACTCTGGCGGCGCCGTCACGATGACCCTGGGCGCCTGTAGCACAGATGGACAACCGTTGATCTTGGTCGGAGATGACGCCAACAACATCACCATCAACGACACAAACGTCCGCACAAACGATGGTGATGTCCAAGTGATAGGACAGTACGACGTCATCACTTGGGTCTGCATAGACACCGAGTGGGTAGAGATATCCGACACTGCCAACAGCTAAGATATGGACCCAGGCCCTGCCTTCTGGCTGCTCTGCACAATCCTGGCCCTGGGCGGACTCATAGGAGCAGTCCAGGCCATCATTCAGCGCATCAGAGAACAATGAGAGTTCTTGCCTACTGCGCCGCAGCGTTCGAAATCAGTGTGAGAAAGGCGGCGGGAGTGCAACCGCTGCTCTCGCCGCCTGCCACTGCTCAAACCTTTGATCCACACTGGCTCGAAGGACGTGATTTCATCTATCTCAAACTACACGGCTTACCAGAGGAGATCTACTGGTACGGAGACAAGTGGATCACCGCCCTCCGCGCTACACAGATTCTTGCTGCCGATCTCAGAGGAGCCACCGTGTTCGTCGCCAACTGCCACCTATTCCAAGCCCTGCCTGCAGCGGCTGCGCAGACAGGCAACAACGGCCACCACCCCACCAGCCCTATGCTCGCTGCGCTCCTCGGAGCAGGAGCACGCGCCGTCGTCGGAGGAGCCGGCGAGAACTACGCCAAGCGCCACAGCGTGTACGGCGCCGACCGCCTGGGTCGCGCCTTCCGCTACCTGCTCCAATTCAGGGTCCCTCCCTACACCGCTTTCCGCTTAGCCCAATTTGCACTACTTCTCAATCCACACAAAGACGCCGCCGATCTGGACGCACTCAACTTTCGCTACTTCGCAGGAGGATCACCATGATAGACCGTATCCAGTTTTCCACCGGAGCCGCCGCTGGAGCAAACGGCAGTGCCACCGCCACCGGCTACAGTTCCCACGTCGCAGGCCTGGTACTCGCCGTCCACGCAGACTACGTAGACAGCCCCCCGGCCGGCACGACCGACTTTACCCTCTCTGACGAAAATGATCCTGCCTCCGAGTCCATCGTCAGCCTCACCGACCAGGCTACCGACATCAAAATCTACCCACGCCGGGTAACCGAACAGAAAGACGGCACCGACATCCTCTACGTCGCGGGCGAGGAAGTCTTCGAACCCTACGTCGTCCACGGCCGGCTCGAGGCCACCATCGCCCAGGCCAACGCCGGCGACAGTGTGACCGTCACGGTATGGATTGAAAAATGAGAAAACTCACTACACTAGCCCTACTACTCCTCATCACCCTCACCGCATGCATACCTACAACGCCCACGCCCACCCTTGCCCCCATCCCTTCACCCACGCCCGCCCCCACGCCCACGCGCCTGCCGCCCACCCAGACAGGTCTCACGACCGGCTGGTACACTGACAACGTCTCCACACAGTCAATACGCAATCTCAGCATCTACGCAAACCAAGGTGCCAGCGTCATGCTGGCATACAACTGCTACAGCGCCGGCGTAGTTGCCACCAAGCGCTATCTCGACGAGGCCCAGCGCCAGGGCATTCAGGTCTGGGTCGATATGCGCCTGCACGTGCTAAACTCACCCACGAAAAACGACTGGCAGGATTTCATCCGCGGCCTGAAAGAACATCCCGCCGTCTTCGGTTGGTACATCGCTGATGAAATCCT